AAATGGGCTATCCGTTTGCTGACAGGCGATTATAAAGATGTAATTATTCGATATGATGATATTAAAGTTGAATCTTTAGAAGAAATTGCTGAAGAATCAGACTTGACACTTTCGTTTGGATACACTATACTCAATGATACAGTATTGCCTGATGATTATAGCGAAGAAGCATTGGGGCAATATCTCGGTGATTTGCTAATGGTAGCAATTCAAAATGGCATGCAAGATGGGACGGCAGTATTAAATGAGCGAGAACCTGAATAGGACTATTCTTCGATCACTATTAAACAATGAGGATTATCTCCGTAAAGTTATTCCTTTCTTAAAACCCAACTACTTTGAAGGCTCTCTTAAAGTAATCTTTAAACAGATTGCTTCTTTTGTAGAGAAACATAATACCCTTCCTACTCTGGAAGCATTTCGTATTGATCTTGAGCAGAATGAAAAATTATCTGATGATATGTTCACTGAGATATCTGCGATGCTTCCAGAGGTTTTTTCTCCAGTAGATATTGACCAAGACTTCCTTTTAGAAAATACTGAGAAGTGGTGTCAGGAACGTGCGCTCCATATATCAATTATGGAGTCTATCAATATTCTGGATGGAAAGAGCGAGAAACTTACTAAGAATGCGATACCTGATATTCTATCAGAGGCATTAGGTGTCGCCTTTGATGTAAATGTTGGTCACGATTATATTGATAATGCAGAAGATCGTTATGACTTTTATAATCGTGTAGAAGAGAAGCTACCTTTTGATCTAGAAAACTTTAATAAGATTACAAAAGGTGGTTTGCCTGATAAAACACTAAACATTGCACTAGCAGGTACAGGTGTAGGTAAGTCCCTGTTTATGTGTCATGTGGCAGCGAATGCATTGCTACAAGGTAAGAACGTCCTTTACATTACTATGGAGATGGCAGAGGAACGTATCGCTGAACGTATCGATGCCAACCTACTAGATATTCCGATTGATCAGTTGGATAAAATGCCCAAGACAATGTTTACTGAGAAGATTGAAACTCTTGCTAAGAAAACAGTAGGTAAACTGATTGTAAAAGAATATCCTACAGGCGCTGCTCATGTTGGACACTTCCGTGCGCTACTTAAAGAACTAAAGTTAAAGCGTTCCTTTGTTCCTGATATTATTTTTATTGATTATCTGAATATCTGTGCATCATCTCGTATGAAATCCATGGGCGGTGCGATTAACTCTTACACCTATGTTAAGGCGATTGCTGAGGAACTGAGAGGACTTGCAGTTGAGTTTACTGTGCCTTTGGTCAGCGCTACTCAAACTACTCGATCAGGATATGGTAACTCTGATCCTGGACTTGAAGATACCTCTGAATCATTTGGTTTGCCTGCAACTGCTGACCTGATGTTTGCCCTAATCTCTAATGAGGAACTTGATCAGTCGGGTCAGATTATGGTAAAGCAACTGAAGAACCGTTATAATGATCCTGGTAAATATAAGCGTTTTGTGATTGGTATAGATAGGTCTAAGATGAGACTTTATGATGTAGATATAAAAGAACAAACTCTTGTAGATGATGGTATTCCTGTGTTTGATAAAACTCCCTCTGGTGATAAATTTAAGGACTTTAAGATATGAACCAAACCGTACTTCCCGTTGGCATTACTTCCTCTCTTTTCAATGCATATCAAGACGGAACAGGCAAGAAGATGTCTGCTCAAGATATGATTGTTTATTGTGCCAGAGTCTCTAACCCCAACAATCAGAACAGTGATGCACCATCAGAGAAGCTGCTAAAATACCTGATTGAGCACAAGCATTGGTCGCCGTTTGAAATGGTTGATATGGTTATGGAGATTAATACAACACGGGACATTGCTCGTCAGATTCTTCGCCACCGCTCATTTTCATTCCAAGAGTTTAGTCAACGATATGCTGATCCCACCAAAGACCTTGCTGTATATATGCGTGAAGCACGTCTACAAGACAAGAAGAATCGTCAGAATTCTATTGAAACGGAAGATGATGAACTAAAGTGGGCATGGGAAGCAAAACAAAAACAGATTGTTCACGAGGCTCAGTTGGCGTACAAGTGGGCTATTGAGAATGGTATCGCCAAGGAACAGGCTCGTGCTGTTCTTCCTGAAGGTAATATGCAATCACGTATGTACATGAAAGGCAGTATTCGTTCTTGGATCCATTATTGTGAACTGCGGTGTGGCAATGGCACGCAGAAAGAACATCGTGAGGTTGCTTATAAGTGTGCAACTATTCTAAAAGAACATCTGCCATTTTTGAAACAATGGTATAAAGAGTTGCCTAGTGAGTAGAAAAGAAGCTGCACGTTTGTTCTGGTCAGTCAAAGGGTACTTGTTGCCTGATGACTGGTCAGATGAAGATGTTGAAGGTATGGTACGCAGTTATACTAAACGAGTCTGGCATAATCATGAAGCCAATGATGTTGGTTTTGAAGAGGCATGGGCAGAAAAATATAAAATTAAAAACGATAGTTGAAAAAAAGTTCATTTTAGGGCTTTACATTTCTGACAGAGATCCTATATTAAGTTTATAAGTTGAAAACAAAAGGACTCTGTCATGACCAAGTTTGATAAAACCCAGTTCAGCTACCACGGCGGCTACCTTATGTACCACGGTCCATATGAGACTGCTGAGTGCTACGAAGAAGGTCCAAACATTCACCCCTCTCGTGTAGGTACCCGTAAGCCTCTTTTCATTGCCCGCTTCAAGTACCGTGGTGCTTTCACCAAAGCTCGGGTACAGAAGAAGATCATGCAGCTGTTCAGTGTAGAACGATATGCAAAACTGATGAAAGATGGTGGCACTCCACTTGGCATCCTCAAAGATCATGATCCAGATTGGTACTATGAAATGCTTTACCGGAACATGGCATGAAACGACGTACGATTCTAAAGCAGATTGGAGAGCCTAACCTGGCTCTCTATGATGCTCCTGGCTACTTCTACTTCGTATATGACGATGGTACTATATATGAAACCCGTAGCGTAATGGTCGATCGCCTTTCTCACTTGTTCATTGATGAGTGGGTGCAATATGGAAAAGAGTTTGTAAGAGATACACAGGAAGGACTTAGACATGCGTAACCCTATCGCAGCACAGCTCCGCAAAGGCTTCTACCAGAAAAAGGTAGTAGCCAACAAGAAGCGTCAGGCTTCCAAGCAAGAATGTAGGAGGTGGAAATGATCTACCACATGAAAGGTGTCACCAAGAAAGGTAAGCAACGGATTCAGCAGCACGGTACTCGCTGGAACGTAGTTGAAAAACGCAAAGGAACTTTTGGTGATGTACTCCTTCGGTCAGTTGAAACCAATGACTTACGTTGGCTGACTGAAGACTTCTTTGTAGAAAGAATAGAAGATAAAACTTTACACGATAGTTGAAAAAAAAGTTAAAATAGAGGTTGACTTTTGACCAGTTAGACCCTATATTAAGTATGTAAGTTGACAAACAAAAGGACTCTGTCATGACCACTCAAAATAACTTTCGGTTTGCTGTTAAAAATGCTGTTCACGTTGAAGGCTGTATGAATATGCGTACCCTGTGTATCGACTGGGAAGACGTTGCCCGTGAAGTTAAGCATTACAATAACTACGGTATTGACTATGTGATTGAGGAATATGTGGACGGACCTTTCTGGACCAAAGAGTCTTGGAAAGAAGCGGGTTACAAATAATGGCAGAACAAAAAGACAAGCATCCTTGGGTGCCTAAGACTATGTTTCTGTTCTGTATGGCAGTCGCCCTTGGTTTCATTATTGTAGGAGCAAATCTATGAGTGATTTTAAGTTTATGGAAGATGACTTGACCAACCGCATTGGTGAGTTTGGTGCAAAGCACTTCGGTGTGAGTGTAGAGAATGTCGCTCTTGATGACAAACTGTTTGCGGCAGCAACTCGGTTGTTTTGGGATCACTACTTTGACAGTGAGGTAGAACTGTAATGGCGTTTGAATGGCCGAAAATGTATAAGGCTGATGAGTGGTTTGAGCAGCAAGCCACAGAATGGGTCTTTGATTACGTCTGTGAGTTTTATGATGTCGAAGACATTGAAGACCTGACAGAAGAACAGATTGAAGAGATTGTTCAATATCGTGAAAATGATTTGAATGAGTATAGCCCAATGCAGATGGGATTTTCAAATATTATCACCCAATGGGAGGATGCTCAATATGAGTAATCAGCGACCAGGAAAGACTCATGCCGCTGCAACGAATGATCGTAGCGGAATGGGCAATCTACAATTCTTCAAATCAGCTGCTGAAGCTCTGACTGAAGCAGGCTATGAAGACGAAGCATTTTATTTTGAACAGGTAGTGGATCATTTGCGCAGTGGTGGTTCTCTTCCTAAAGACAAGCGAGGGGCCGAAAAGGTTCTCGGCTTGTAAAAAACTGCGTTTACTCCTTTCGACTGCAAATAAACTCTTGGGGGCAATGCGCCCCCATTCTTTTTTGTATAAATATATCCGTATATACAAAAACTACATCTTATGGGGTAAAATGGCGTTTTCAAGATACTTCGATAATTCGCAGTTGGCTGAAGCGATTCGCATTGCGAACGATCAGACCAAAGGCGTCTCCCATGTCAACAAGTTTGGTTTTGGTGGATGACTTCTAAGATGAAAACATTTAAGAGTTATCTTACAGAAGCAAGAAATACAGATGTTGCTGATGTCAATGAAATTTTATTAGGGTATTATTTGGCAGGAGAAAACTGGGGATTATTCGACGACTCTTCTTCAGTTAAAAAACAACTCGAATTAAAGAAATCTAAAATTACCGATCGACAAGTTGAAGAGCAGGAAGATAGAGCATCGAGAATGTCTAGTAAGACATTATCTTGGGCAAGAAAAAACGGTTATTCAGGCATTCCTGCTAAAATCTTTTGGACCGCAAGAAAAGGTTCTTTGCAGAGAGCAGTTGGTAATCAGGGAAAGGTCGATAAAGGTAATCCCACTGATGTATTAATTCAGTTTACTGATGGTAAGTTCTTAGGGATATCTGCTAAATCAACACTTAAAAATGCTGAGATTGGATTTAAGAATCCCGGGATGGGAACTGTTGAACGGAATCTTGGTATTGAGTTGGCATCAATTAAAAAAGAAGCAGAAGAACAGTTTATTATAAAATATGACTTGCCTA